CCGATTCGTCCCGCTCTGCCTCGGCGGGCTTCGACCCAATCAGCGGATCGTCCGGATTGTTTTCGACAATGAAGGCCGCGAACATGGCCGCCAGCTTCTTGCGGACCAGTTCGGCGTCGTCGTACTGGTCGAGCTCGTGCAGCTTCACGAGCACCTGCGCAAGCCACGGCTGGCCGCGGTGCTGGCCGGGACGGAGGGGCTTGTAGATATGGAGCACGGAGGAGGCGGGCACCGGCACAGTCTCCCCCGCGTTGGCGAACATCACTCGTTCCCCCGGGTGCTCGCGATAGAGGTGATAGGCCACGCGGCGGCCGAGGGCGTCAAACTCAATGCCGGCGCGAATGACGTGGCCGTTCGGCAGGTCTTCGTTCTTTGTCAGAGGCAGGTGCTCGGCCTCCAGCAATTGCAATTGCAGCGGGACAGTGAGCCCGTCCTCATCGCGCCGCTGCCGGAGCCGCACCAGGCACTCGCCCCCCTCGATCGCAGAGCGGCAAACCAGAGCCTGTAATCCGTAGAAATCCGTCAGGCCATGGGCATCGGCCTCGTCGGTCCAGCGCAGCCAGAGCTTCTGAAGCCGCCGCTTGATGGCCGCGTCGGGGTGTTTAGATTGGGGCTTGATCCCGGCGCCCACCGCATTGGCCACAAATTTCTCGATCGCGTTGGACGCCCAGGCATTGCGCCGCACCATCTCGCGCGAGCGCGACCGTAAGGCGTCGCCCCCCACCGTCAGGAGAGCGTTAATCCCGTCTGTGGAGGCGTACCAACCGCGCGTGCGCCAGCCCGTGGAGGCAGCCTCATAGCCCGAGGCGGCTTTGACCAGCGGCGCAAAGGCCGCCCGCATCAGATTGCGCCAATAGCCCATCAGAAACCTTTGGTCGTGTAGGCCCGGAGCACGCGCGAGCGCGGGTGGTCCGGATCGGCCGCCGCCAGGGCGGCTTTTACTTCCGCAATGGCCTTCTGGAGTTCTTCCACGCTGCGGTACTCGACGCTGCGGCCTTCAAACGACACGCGCAGCATGCCGCTGGCCAGCGCCGCCTCCAGCGCCTCCAGTTGAGTCTGCGAATAGGCCATCCATTACCTCCTCAGCGCTTCATCCAGTTCGAACTCACCATCCGCCGGCGAACGGGCCGAATGGGCGGCGAAGCGGGAGCCTCCGTCTCGGTCACCGGCGTCGACAAGAGCTGCTCCAACTCCCGCCAGTGCTTCTCCGTGAAACGGTCAATGCCGTAGATCGATGCCGCCGCGCGCGCGTACACCCGGCAATCGAGCGCCTCGTTGCGGCGGTTGGGCGCGACCACCCAGTGGCCCTTGACCAGACTTTCGGCAGTCAACTGCCGGAAATACTCTTCTTCGTAGCGCGGGAAGTGGCAATAGCCCGCCGGGAACGGCTCGCCGCTCTCTTCCGTGGGCGGCGCGAGGCGCAACCGGCTGTAAAGCTCCGACTTCGCCACGGGCGTGCCGAGCGTCCACAGCCTTGTGCCGCGCCGGCGGCTGGAGTCCACCGGCGAAGCGCCCAGCACCAGGCGGTCCGTGCGCGCCGTGCCTTTGATGGCCACGGCGGTCTTGGGACTAGGCGCCCGCGCGCCGGCCGGACCCCAGGAGGCTTGCGGATGCTGCTGCACCCACTCGTAGGTGAGGTGCGGGTTGAACCCCGAGTCCACGCACAATACCCGGATCGGCAGCCGCAGGCCACTGGCGTGCGGAAACTCCTCGTCCAGTAGCGCACTGAGCTGCCGCCATACCTCGGGCCGCGCCGTGTCGCCCATGAGCACCCGGTAGTCCACCGACCAGGATTCCTTCCCTCGCCCCCAGGCCACCACTTCGACCTCGATACGGTCCCGCTGCACATCGGCGCCCGCCGTCAAAAACAGGCCGCCCTGCGGCGCCGTGCCAATCGCATAATCCTCGCGCCGCGCATAAAGGAGCTCCCAGTCGGGCGCCTCGCCGCGCTCCTGCCAGGACTCGCCCAGCACCAGGTTGACGAACGACTTCAGCCGCTCCACATCCCCCTGTGCCTTCTCCCAATCCTCGGCCACCCGTTCCCACGAGTACCAGCCCACCGGGCTGTAGAGGCTCGACAGGTGATAGCCGCGCGTGCGCCCGTCGCCGGAGGCCTCGGGCCGCCACTCACCGCGCGCCAGCATCGTGTTCTTCTGGTGGTTGAAGATGGGCTGCTCGCAGGCGATGCAATAGTAAGCGGCTTTCTGCGGCTCGCCCTTGGGCCAGCGCAGCCGCTCGAATTTCAACACCTGGTACTCGCCGCAGTGCGGACATGGCGCCCAGTAACGCCGCTGGTCGCTCTCCTGGTAGGCCGCCTCAATCCGGCTCCAGCCCGTAATGAGCGGCGTCGAGACCATGAACACCTTGCGGCGCGAGAAGGTGCGCGTGCGCGCGAAGGCCAGGTTGATGGGATCGCCTTCCCCGTCGACGTCCCCCGGGTAGGCGTCCACCTCGTCCAAGAACAGATACCGCACGGCCATCGAGCGCAGCCCTACGGCGCTGTTCGCTCCGGTCATGACCAGCACGCCGCCGGGGAATTCCTTCGACAGAACCGTGTTGCCCGAGTCGCGCGAGCGCGCCGGCTTGACCAACTCCCGCAGTGCTTCACTTTCCTCAATCAGCGGGTCGATGCGCTGCTTCGAATTGCGCTTGGCCAACTCGACCGTGGGCTGCACCACCATCATCGGCCCGGGCGACTTGTGGATCACATAGCCCACCCAGTTATTGCCCGCCTCCGTGAATCCCAACTGGGCGCCTTTCATGACCACCACCCGTTCCACCGGAGAGGTGGGCGACAGCGAGTCCATGATCTCGCGCAGGTACGGCGTCCGGTCCGTGCGCCACGGTCCCGGCTCGGCCGACGACTTGCCCGACAGTCGCCGGTAGCGGTCGGCCCACTCCGACACCGTTAGGACCGGATCCGGTCTCAGGCCCGCGCGGAATGCGGCGTCGTAGATCTCAGTCGCTGTTTGGACCGGCAAGGGCATCCAGGGCCATCCGAATCTCGTCGCTCAGCAGGCGATGCACTTTGTCTACGTCCGTCTCGGCCGCGAGCGTCGCCGCGAGGCGGTCGGGAATGTTCAGGAGATTGTCGCGGACCACACGCGCGCGCGTGAACGCCGCCACCTGCACCTCGTCGCGGCTAATCAGCTTCGCGGTCTTCTCTTCAAACTCGATCTTGGCCAGCCGCGCCAGGTAGCTTTCGCGGATGGCCCGTGCGCGGAAGTAGTCCAGTCCGCCCGCGCCGGCCGTCTCTATCGGCTCCCGCACTGCGGGCGGCGCCGATTGCGTCCGGCGCTGGCCGGGCCGCGTCTTCGCCTCCCATTCGGCATCGGCGCGCTCGCTGTCAATTCGGCCGTCCGCGTTGGGCGTGATCCGTCCGGAACGGATCGCCTTTTGCACGGCCGCCAGGCTCACGCCGCGATGCCTGGCGTAGGCGCGTAGGCTCAGCAGCGGCATTCCGTATACCGAACGTAAATTCTAGAAAACACGCAAAATAAAAAGTCCAATTTCTTGCAGATTTCGCTTGACTGTTTTTGCGACTGAAGCGATTGATGGTGATGCAAGGAGGTTAAACGATGCAAAATCAACAAACCAACACACAGACGAATGAACAACTGGCCGCCCAGATGGCCGAGACTTGGGCCAGGCTCGCTAGCGTATTCCCCTTCGACAAATTCGCCGATCGCAAGACCGCAGTTGATTTGCTCTGGCAAGCGGTCAAGGCACTGACGCAAGCCACCACACACCGGGAGGAGGACTGACGCCATGGCCATCGCGCGCGACGAACTGATCGCCTGGGCGACCCGCAACGGCTGGAAACTCGACCGCTGGGGCCACCTCAAGAAGGAGTTCTCGAACGGCACGCACCGGCTGAAGCTCAGCCGCATCGCCGCCCGGCATGAGCTCGCAACACCATTCGGCTGGACGAGAATTGCCAGCGGCTACTACAAGAACTTGCATCTAACCGCCGACGATCAACTCGCCGGCATGACCCGATAGAAAGGATACCTGCTATGACGACGTTTGCCATCGACAACGACAACACGATCACCGCCTACCTCACCGGGGAAGCAATCCCCGAGGGCCACGCGCGATTCGCGAGCGAGAAGGAGCTCGCGAAGCTCGCCGCCCACTGGCCCGCCGAGCGCCTGGTCGAGATCTGGAACAGCTTCGCCGGCGTGTCGCCCTTCGGCAACCTCAAACCGGTGAAGAAGTTCACCGATCGCAAGACCGCCGTCGCGCGGATCTGGAAGGCGGTCCAGGCCCTGACGCCCACCGCCGCGCCCCAAATGGCCCAGGACGCGCCGAAACAGGCCAAGGCGGCCCAAGATACCACTCCCCGCGACGCAGCGAAACCAGCGCGCGAGGGCACGAAAACAGCCATCGTCCTCGAACTCCTGCGCCGCCCCGAAGGAGCCACACGCGCCGACCTCATGGCGGCGACCGGATGGCAAGCCCACAGCGTCCGGGGCTTCCTGTCCGGAGTGCTCGGCAAGAAGATGGGGCTCGCGATCGAATCTCTCAAGACCGCCGACGGCGCCCGGGCATATCGCATCAAGCCTCAATAACATCAGCGCCGCTCTCCCGCCGCCAGCCTCAGTCGCTGGCGGCTTCTCTCTTCTGCCGTGCAATCCCCTCGATCCGCTCCTCCAGCAGCGCGTTGTGCAACTCGCACTCCGCCCGCCTAATGTACATGCCGTTCAGCCGTAAAATGATCCGGCTCTCGAGCTCGGCTAGTTCCTTCCGCACCTCGGCCAGCAGCGCCCGGTTCTGGAGGCTGACGTAAGTGGCGACCAGACCCGAGACGAGCCCGATGCCGGGCACAACCAGCGTCAAGAGCCGCTCATCCATTGCTGGCGCTCCCGCTCCAGAATTCGCAACTCCTGCGCCCAGTCGTGCAGCGCCAGACACAAACCCGCGACGTCTGGATGGCCGGCACGGAGCAGTGCCTCCGCCTCGGCCATCTCACGTTCGCAGCGGGCAACCTCACGCCGCCACTGCTCCTCGTTCCAGGGCGATCGCGTCGAACCCGCGCCCGTCGGACTCGAGCACGGCGCGCTTGCCGGAGAACTCTTCAAAACGTCGGATGATAACATCACAGTACCTTGGCTCCAGTTCGATCAGCCGCGCCTGGCGGCCAGTCTTCTCACACGCGATCAGCGTCGAGCCCGACCCGGCGAACGGATCGAGCACCGTGTCGCGTGCCTTGGAAGAATTCCGGATTGCCCGCTCAATCAGTTCCACCGGCTTCTGGGTCGGATGAAGTTCATTCTTGATCGGCTTCTTCACGAACCACACGTCGCCCTGGTCGCGCGCTCCGCACCAATAATGGTCCGTGCCCTCCTTCCAGCCGTAGAGGATCGGCTCGTACTGCCGCTGGTAATCCGACCGCCCCATCGTGAACGTGTTCTTGGCCCAGATGAGGAACGTCGACCAGTGGCCGCCCGACTCGGTGAACGCGCGGTAGAGCGTGTGCAGCTCCGACGAAGACATGCAGATGTAGATGGCTCC